AGTTCAACAATAACAGCAATTACTACAACAGCAGCAAGTTTAGATACTTCATATGCAGCAGCATATTGGCCTTGGTGTATGGTAACTGATCCAGATTCAGGACAAAGAGTTTGGGTTCCAGCTTCAACATTAATTCCAGGTGTTTATGCAGCTAATGATAGAACAGCAGAAGCTTGGTTTGCACCAGCAGGTATAAACAGAGGTGGATTAGGAGTAGTAGTTCAAGCAGAAAGAAAATTAACTCAATCTAATAGAGATGCTTTATATGTAGGTAAAGTAAATCCAATAGCTACATTCCCAGGAAGAGGAGTGGTAGTATTTGGACAGAAAACACTACAAACACAAGCAAGTGCTTTAGACAGAGTAAATGTTAGAAGATTATTAATTGCACTTAAGAACTTCATTTCACAAATTTCAGATAATTTAGTATTTGAACAAAATACAGCTGCAACTAGAAATGTATTCTTAGGACAAGTAAATCCATATTTAGAATCAGTACAACAAAGACAAGGTTTATTTGCCTTTAAAGTACAAATGGATGATTCAAATAATGGACCTGAAGTAATTGATAGAAATGAATTAAGAGGTGCAATATTTATTCAACCAACTAAAACGGCAGAATTTATATACCTAGATTTCAATATTCTACCAACAGGAGCTGAATTTCCTGCATAAGAATTTAAAAACGTAATATTTATAATTGAATAAAAAATTTAAACAAAACATAAAATGGCAGTATTAGACCCAAACGAAATATTTTTCACAGCTTTTGAGCCCAAAGTAGCAAATAGGTTTGTAATGTATGTTGACGGATTTCCAACTTATATAATTAAAGGTGTAAGTGGAATTGGATTTGCACAAGACGAAATTGTACTAAACCATATTAACACTTATAGAAAAGTAAAAGGTAAATTGAGATGGAATGACATCACAATGCAATTATTTGATCCAATTACTCCTTCAGGTGCTCAGGCAGTAATGGAATGGGTTAGATTACATTATGAATCAGTAACAGGTAGAGCTGGATATTCTGATTTCTATAAGAAAGATTTAACAATTGATGTATTAGGACCAGTAGGTGATGTAGTATCAGAATGGATTATAAAAGGTGCATTTATTAAAGATGCTTCATTTGCTGATATGAATTGGGATACTGATGGTGAAGCTCAAAACATTGATTTAACAATCGGAATGGATTACTGCGTATTAAATTTCTAAAAAGAAATTATATATTTTTAAAAATAGCTTGGCTTCGGTCAAGCTTTTTTTTATATTATATATGTATACATGAAATTAAGTTATAACTAAATAAAATTTATATGGCAGATTTTAAATTTCCTACTGAACAAGTAGATTTACCATCAAAAGGATTAGTTTACCCAAAAGACAATCCATTATCTTCAGGTAAGGTTGAAATGAAATACATGACAGCTAAAGAAGAAGATATATTAACCAATCAAAACTATATTAAACAAGGGATTGTAATTGATAAATTACTAAAATCATTAATTGTGTCTAAAATTAACTATGAAGATCTAGTAGTAGGTGATAAAAATGCAATTATGATAGCAGCTAGAGTTTTAGGATATGGGGCTGATTACACTTTTCAATATAAAGGTGAAGAAGTAACAATAGATTTAACTACATTAGAGTCTAGAGAAATAAATGAAAGTGAATTATTGGAAAAACACGTAAATAGATTTGAATTTACATTACCTACAAATGGGACTAGAATAGAATTTAAATTAGCTACTGGTAAAGAAGATAAAGCAATTAGACAAGAAATAAAAGGTTTACAAAAATTAAATAAAAATAGTAATCCAGAATTATCAACACGTCTAAAACACACAATTTTATCAGTTGATGGCCAAGAAGATAAAAAATCAATACGTGAATTTGTAGATAATTACTTTTTAGCAAGAGATTCAAGAGCATTAAGAGAACACATAAAAGCATTCCAACCGGATGTAGATTTAAAGTTTAATTTTGAGAGTAGCGACGGCATACAGGAGGAAGCAACCCTCCCGATGACCGTCAACTTTTTTTGGCCTGACGCCACAGTTTAGAGTATCGTTATTTAAACAAATTAACGAAATAGTCTATTTTGGTGGTGGTGGGTATGACTTTCATACCGTCTATAATATGCCTCTTTGGTTACGTAAATTTACTTTCCAACAAATTAGTGATATTAAAAAGCAAGAGGCTGAAGCCATGAAGGGTAAAATGAAAGGAAAGGGGACTAATATTGATTTAGCAAATCCTGATAAATCAAAAATACCAAAACAAGCATTTAACCCTCCAACCAATAAATCTTTAAAATCAACACCTAACTATGTATCAAAGGCATCAAAAAAATGATGCCTTTCGATATTTATACCAAAATATAGTCAGGTAAAGATGGCACTAAACAACAAAGATTTAGAAAGGGCTAAAAAACTCGTCCAGGAGATTAATGCGGAATACGCAAAAATGGGGAAAGCTATTAGGTTTCCAGAGCCCACTTTTGAAACTTCTATAGCTGACTTAAAACAAATTCAGGATATCTATGATGATATCAACCAATCAATTGAAGAATCTACACAAGCTACTAGAGATTTAGAAGCTGAAACTAAAGAGTTATTTGGAGCAATTGGAGCTGTAAATGACGAAATCCAAAACTATAACTTAGGGTATAAAATGGCTGTTAAAGCAGCTAATAATTTAACTTCATTAACTGGAGATTTAGTTGATATTCAATCGGGTTTAAAAGAAGCTAATTCACGAGACTTAGTAGCTCTTCAAAATAAAGTATTAGCAGAAAAGAAAAATTTAGAATTATCAAAAACTTTATTACAAAATAAGGCAGCCTTAGAAGGATTAAATAAAAAAGAACAAGCTGCTTTAGATAATATACAAGGTGCTTTAAATAGAACTGATGGTTTATATGGCCAAATTACTAAGAATTTAGAAGATGTAGTTGAGGAAGAAATAAAAGTAGAAAAACAAATGGGTCTCATTGGGGCTTCTGCTGATGGTTTGAATAAAGTTTTACCCTCAGGTATAGGTGATAGACTAGGAATTGGAGATGCTCTAAAAGATACTAGAGCAATGGTTAAAGCTAGTGGTGGAAATGTCTCTAAAATGCAGGCAATGAACCATTTAGCTCAGGGTTTAGGTAAAAACCTAATGAAATCTTTAGGACCTTATGCTTTAATAGCATTAGCTATTGATCAGATTGTTAAGGCATTTAAAATGGTTGATCAACAATCAGGTGAAGTTGCTAAAAATTTAGGTATATCTGCAAAAGAAGGACAAGCATTAGTTTTTGAGTCTAATGAAGTAGCTATGGACTTTGATGACATAGCTGTCTCAGGTCAAGATATAGTAAAATCCCAGATGCAACTAAATAAAATATTTGGTACATCTGCTAAATTTGCTGGTGATATAGCAGCTGAATTTGCTTCAGTATCTGAAAGAACTGGATTATCAGAAGGAGCAATGAAAAAATTTGCTGAAGGAGCTATGATAGGTGGTAAAACCATTAAAGACCAACTTATCAGTGCAACAGCAGTAACCCAAGAATTAAATGCCCAAAATAAAGTTTCTTTTAATGCTAAAGATATTCAAGAAGGAATTGGGGAAATGTCTAAAGCCCAACTTTTATCAAATAGAATGAACACTAAAGAAATGGCTAATCAAGTATTTCAACAAAAAATGCTTGGAATTAGTGCTGCACAATTAGAAGGTGTTCAGGGTAGTTTATTAGAATTTGAATCTTCAATAGCAGCTGAAATGGAAGCTGAGTTATTAACAGGTAAACAACTTAATTTAGAAAATGCTAGAGCAGCAGCATTAGCAGGTGATCAAGCTCGACTAGCCCAAGAAATAAGAAAAGAAGTAGGGACAGCAGCTGAATTTGGTGAAATGAATGTTATTCAACAAGAAGCATTAGCTAAAGCATTTGGTATGTCAAGAGAAGACATGGCTGGAATGTTAGTAGAGCAAGAAAAAGTTGCAGCTATGCAAAAAGCATTTGGGGGTGATATTAAAACAGCAAGTGAAGCTCAAGCAGAATTTAATAGATTACAAGCAGCAGGTTTATTAACAGAAGAAAAGAAAAAAGAATTAGCAGAAGCTGGAGTTTTAGCTCAAATGGAGTCTCAAAGTGCTACAGAAAGGTTAGCTGCAGTTACTGAAAAACTTCAAGGTTTATTTGTAATGATATTAGAGCCTTTAATGCCTATTGTTGATTTGTTAATGACAGTACTTGAAGACACATTAAAACCAATGATGCCTATAGTTAAAGGACTTGGTGATTTACTTGGTGGATTACTAGCTCCAATTATGAAAACTTTACTTCAACCTACTATGTTGATAATGGATCTTTTCAAACAAATAGGTGAAATGATTAGTGAAATATTACCTGAAGGAACGGAAATGGGTAGTATATTTAGTAGTATAGGAAGTATTTTAGGTAGTATTATATCTATTGGTTTACTTCCAATGCAAGCCGCAATTAGACTAATAATAGAAAATGTACAAAGTATGATGAGTATATTTGGAGGTTTTATCAAAATATTCCAAGGTGATTTTCAAGAAGGATTTAAAATGATTGCTAGTGGAGCTATTGGATTACTATTAGCACCTTTCCAAGTATTAACTGATTTAGTAATGGGAGCTATTAATTTAATTATTGATGGACTAAATACAATCCCATTAGTAGATATTCCAAATGTTGAATCTCCTGATTTAGCAGGTTTAGTTACTGGAGCAGTTGGTTTAGCAGAAGGAGGAATTATTTCTGCCAAAGCAGGAGGTACACCAGCTATAATTGGTGAAGGTGGTGAAGATGAAGTAGTTATGCCATTAAGTAAATTAGCTGATATGTTACCAAGTATAGCTTCAGTTGCAGATCCTTTAGGTGTTGCAAGTGGAATAGGTTCAGTAGTAGGTGGAATTGGTAGTGCTATTGGAGGATTATTTGGAGGTGGTGAAGAAGAAATAGGTAATGCTGAAATAATATCAGAACTTAAAGCAATAAGATTAGCCATTGAAAAAGGTGGTGATGTGTATATTGATGGTGCTAAAGCAGGTAAGTCAATGGCTTTGGCAACTTCTAAAATAGGTTAATATTTATAATAAAACAATTAAATAATTTAAAATTATGGCAGATTCAATAAGAAAAAAATTTGATACTAATGGTTCACCTTTAGGTTATCCTGTATCACCAGCTGACCCACAACCAGAAGCTAGTGTTAGTGAGATAATGAATTCAGATCTTCATTACAAATATTCAAATCAAGGAGATCCTAGTACACCTAATCAAGCTTATGATAATTTTGGGGCAGCAGCTATTGCTTACACTGTTCCTAGTGTTTCACAATTAGGTGAAGCATCAAGAGCTTATCAAGAACCAGTAAATAGGTTTAGAAATAATACACCTGAAGGAGCAGCATTTTAAATAATAAGGTATGCCTCTAATTAATTTCCAGACAGATTTAAAATCTTTGTCTTTTGGGAGAGATCAACGTGGTGGAGGTGATAGTAAACAACCTTACATTACTAAAGATATTCCTGAAGGGTTAAGTAATGATGATCTTCCAGTAAGGTCAGGCCCTGACTTTATAATTAGAGGAGGGCTAAAATCTGTATCTAATGCAGTAGATGATGTAGCTAGATTAGGGAAGTACATGATAGATGGGGCTTCAGGGATAAAATTTATAGCAAAACAAAACTTATTATCTAGAACATCAGTTAAAACACCAGCATCTTTTGGTATAGGTTATGGCGGTGCTTCTCCTTTTGTCTTTAGTACAAATGAATCAGGTAAAGTAATTAAAGGTGGGGGTAATGTAAATCAAGGTATTTATACTCCTATAAGTACTTTGGCAGCTGCTTTAGGTAATGGATTAGGTGTTCATCCTAATCTTTTTGGTGTGGATCCATTTTCACCTATAAGTGGGGTTGTAGAAGGATCATTATTTGATGGAGATTTAGGAATAAAAACATACACAGCAGCTACAGCTAAGTTTAATGATGAAAATGATGGTGGAAAAAATAATAGATTAGTTATTTTTAATGATAGAGCAATTGAAGTAGGTACTAAAAATGATCAAAATATATATGCTTATAGTGGCGGTCCAGGGTCTATACTAGGAATAGGAAAAACAAATATTAAATTTGCAGACCAAAGAACAGGAGCAGCAAATAGAAAAGGATCAGGAATTTTAAATAAAGCATATCAAGTAGGTTATCAAAGTTATACGGCAAATGTTACTGATGATTTAACTAATTTAGGTTTAACTCCTTTAAGTGTTAATTCTTTAAATGCAACAGATAAATTTTTAACATCTTTGGGTTTAAATCAAACATCAGCATTAGGAAAAATAATGCTTCAAAATTCAGTAGGTGGGGATTATATTTCAACTGTTGGGCAACCATCATATGCAGGTTCAGGTGGAATAAGATTAATTCAAACTAATAATAATGCTGTATTTGGTTATGAGTTTGATACCGGTGATGAATTATTAACTGATCCTAAAGTTTTATATGATGGTGATTTAGTAGGTTTTGGTGGTTTTAGATCTCTTACATATAATTTAAATCAATTACAAGATAAAGAAAACGTAAGTAAAGGAGAACCAATCCTTTATCCTCAAGACTTTAGAAAAGAATTATACACAGGTCCAAATGAAGGAAGTGCAGCAGCTAAAAACGCAGATGGAACAGGAGGTAATCAAAGATCAACAATTTTATCTTTATCACCAGATTACAGAACTAAAAATATAGATAGAAGACTGAATATGGGCCAACCAGGAAAGTCTAATACAGGTACAGAACAAGGATTTATTAAAAATGTTTGGGATTATGGTATTGCTGCTAATGAATTAGAGGCGTTAGATAAAATTACAGCTCAACCTATGTACACTAGTGCGGGTCCTAATACTGAATTAGCTATAAACGATTTAGTTAAGTTTAGAATAGCTGCTATTGACAATGATGCAGCTAATAGACAAGCAGTTTATATGCATTTTAGAGCCCATTTAGATTCATTTAGTGATTCATATAATGCAAGTTGGAATGAAGTTCAATATGTAGGTAGAGGTGACACTTTATATAATTATGGAGGGTTTGGTAGATCAATTAGTTTAGGATTTACTTGTTTTGCTCAATCAAAAGCAGAGTTAATTCCAATGCATAAAAAATTAAATTATTTAGCTTCAACCCTATCACCAGATTATACACAAGCTGGATTTATGAGAGGAAATCTAGTTAGACTAACAGTAGGAGGTTATTTATATGAACAACCAGGATTTATAACCCAGTTAACCTATGATGTTCCAGAAGAAGCTCCTTGGGAAATAGCTATAAATGCTGAAGGTGGAGTTGATTCATCAGTTAAAGAACTCCCACATATGGTTAAAGTAAGCGGGTTTTCGTTCACTCCTATTCATACATTCCTACCACAAAAACCAAATAACGCAAACAACCCAAATAGTAGATATATAGCTATGGCAAATGCACCTAATTCTAGAGGTAATTATGCAGATGTTTATAGAGAGTATAATGCAACAGGTGATGGAGATAATAACAATCAAAATGATATATTAGGAGAATAATGAATAGATACGCTAATATAAAAATATTAAGAAATAAAAATGAATTTGTAGGTACTTTAAATACAGAGTATTATACGGGGGTAACATACCCAGAAGTTCCAGCAAATGAAAATGATATTTGGGTTGAAACTGAGTTTGGAGATAGATTAGATTTATTAGCAAATCAATTTTACAAAGATGTTACATTATATTGGATAATTGCAATAGCTAATCCAAATATTGTAAATATGGGTTCTTTATTTATAACAGAAGGTTCACAAATTAGAATCCCAGTTAATGTACAAGCAATTGTAGACAGTTATAATTTATTAAATCAGTAATGTTATGGCTAATAATTTTTTAGGATTACCATTTGATACTTTTGTAAAAAATCAAATAAATACAAGACAAGCAGCATTAGGACAAAATAGTAACATTGATGAAAAATTCCTTAGGTTTTACAATGCAAAAACCCCATTTTTAAGACTAGCAAGTTCAGTTAATTTAACAAATAAAGGAACAGGTGGTGCTGACTTAGAAAACTCAGTATTAAAAAAATTAATAAATGCTGGGGTTCCATCAGAACTAATATCTGGTGATAAACTAGCTAAAAATTTTATACTACAGGGTGGTGTTGTGTCGGCTACAAATAACTCAGAATTTTCTGGTTTACAAGCAGGTTTAAATGATCCATCAAATTTATTTAGTGGAGCTTATGGATGGGGAGGTGTAGCAGAGAGAGGATATGTACCTATGCCGGGTTTAACTGATGCTAATGTAACTTATTATAATAATGGTGCTTTAAGTAAAACTGTAATTAATGTTAGATGTTTTTCAAAAGCCCAATTCCAATTACTTGATGTATTATATTTAAGACCTGGTTACACATTATTATTAGAATTTGGTTGGAGTCAATATCTTAGTAATGATGGTAATCTAGTATCAATGAATCAATTTTATACTGGACCTATGAGTGCTTTACTTAATGGGGGAGTTAGTCAATACGAATTATACGAAAAAATTAATGCTGAAAGAGAATCACATGACGGAAATTATGATGCTATATATGGTAAAATAACTAAATTTAACTGGCAATTCAACCCAGATGGTAGTTATGATTGTCAACTTGAATTAACATCAGTAGGTGATGTTATAGAGTCTTTAAAAGTTAATATAACGGATCCTAATAAAGATAAAACAAGTGAAGGTGAAGAAGAAGAAGAAGAAAATGAACAACCTCCATTAATTGCTAATAAAGATAAGACAATATTAGATAAAGAATTATTTAACATATATGAATTAGCACAACAATCAAAAGCTGAAGAACCATCACTTTTAGATTATGGTATAAATGCTTTAGTAGATGCAACAGGAAAAAAATTATCCCCTAATTATGAAGGAGCACTTTTATCAGTTCCTGTAGAAGCAACAGATGATGAAGATAATGTTACTCCTCAAGTTTATATGAAATATGGGGCATTAATGGCCTTTATTCAATCTAAATTATTATTATACACACCTACAACAAAAACACCAGTTGTCTCATTTGATATGGATTTAGAAAATTTAAATGATGATGATAATGTAATATTAACTTTTCCAGGACAATTTTCAGGTGATCCTAGAATATGTTTAATACCTTATTCAAATGCAGCATCACCATCTATAGAAATACCTAGTTATCCTTTAAATGACGTATTAAAACAAACTAGTTATTCATATAAAAATAATATTTATTTAGCAAGATTATCTAATTTAATGGTAAATATTAATTATATAGGAGGAACTTTAAATTCTATGACTACAGATGATGATGGTAATATTAAATTAATTGATTATTTACAAAGTTTAAATAAAGGTATAATTGAAGCTTTAGGTGGGGTTAATAAATTAACCTGTAGGCTATCAGATGATGGTTTAAAAATAAGATTTATAGAAGATATACCTCAAAGATTTACAAACCCTCCACCTAATGGAGAATTTACAAGATTTAATGTGTTTGGAGTTAAACCAGGAGTTGATGGTAGTTTTATTAAAAATATTAATTTAACAGCTGATTTATCTAATGATTTTGCTACTATGATCTCAATAGGAGCTCAAGCTAATTCAAATCAAGTATCAGGAAATGCAACAGCTTTTTCAAATTATAATGCTGGATTAAAAGATAGAATTATACCTGAAAAGGTTTCATCCCCATCAAATAAAGAAACAGGAGGAGAAGAAAAATCTCCACAGGATCAGGCTAAAGAAAATTTTGAAAATCATATTATAGGAGATGGAATTACTTTATTTGAAGGAATATATTCAAATTTAAATTTTGTAAATGAAAATTGTGCATCATTAGTATCACATAATGCTACACATGCTGACTTATTATTAGGTATATTAACAGATGCTACAGCAGAAGAAGCAGCTCAATTAGCATCACCATTCTTTTTACCATTTAATTTAAGTTTAGATATGGATGGTATATCTGGTATTAAATTATTTCAAAAGTTTTTAATAACTGAAGATATTTTACCACCTTCATACCAAGGAGATAGTGTTGATTTACAAGTAACTTCAGTAAATCAAAGTATTAATGCTACTGAATGGATGACTAAATTAGAAACCTTATCAGTTCCAGCAAATAAATCATTAGGTTCTCCAAAAAGACCAGCACAACAAAAATCAGTAGTAACACAACAAAATTACTCAGCTGGTTCATCAAAACCATTACCACCAAGATCAGTATCAGAACCACCAGAGTCTTTAAACCCAGAAGCAATTGAAAGATTTAATGCTATGCAAAATGCTTACAATGCAGTATTTCAAAGGGATGGAGCTGTTAGTGGTATGTGTGCTCAATGGACTTATAATTTAGCAAGAGCATATACTAAATTTTTATCTAATGAACAAGCTGATATAGGAAGTAAATTAGCAGCTGGGGGTAATGCTAATCAAAATAATGAATTTTATAATAATTTAACAAAGTTAGGTTATGTAAAATCAATATCTACTGGTATAACACGTAAAGAATGTATAGATACAGTAGCTACTACAACTTGGGGTTATGGTGATGTAGTAGTTTATTATGCTAATGATAAACCAACAGCAGGAAGTAACTCACATTATGTATATGGACATGCCCAAATTTATGTAGGAAATATTAACTCATCAGGATGGTCAACTTCAACACAGACTAATTATAACACTGATATGGTTTATAAAGGAAGAAAAAGTAATAATTGGGATATTTTAATATTTAGAGCCCCAGAAACAGCATAAAATGTATATACCAAAGAATAGAATATTAACCAACCAATACACTAGTGATAATAAACTAATGGTAAAAGAAACTCAAGAGTTTTATAGGGGATATTACTATAAGACTTTTGAAGGTAAATATTTTACTGGTAAAACTCCTAATGACTTACCTAATGTAGAATTAGTAGAAGTAGAAAATGTTGGTGTAACATATAAACCTGAACAGGTTCAAAATCAAATAGCATATGGAGATTTTCCAACAATATTTGATGAAATTGACACTCCAGGATATGATGAAAGTATGGTTGTAGATTATGCTAAATTACAAGGTATTAATTTATTACAATCAACAAGAAAATTACTCCCAGTACAATCATATCCAACACCTAGTTTAGACGATTATGAATTAGGACAATTTACAAGATATTTTGCAATAAAGGTAAATCAAGATATTTACATAGAATTAAATAAAGAAGTATATGATAAACTTAAAAAACAAGATAAAGAGTATTTATGGGAACTTTATCAATGTTTTAAAATTCAATGGACTATAACAGGTATTGAAGAAGAAGTAAAAAATACTAACAATAATATAGTTCTAATACAAGAAAGAAGAATGGGGAGACAAGGGTTTGGTAGTTTTTTAAAATTTAATTTTACAAAATTTTATTTACCTACTGAATAGTTTGGTTTAACTAATCTATTTTCATACATTATCCAAAAATAAAGTTATGTTTTGGTTAGTTGAATCTGACTCTCAATTAAAAGGGTTTTATAAAATGGGTTATAAAGAAGCGTTTGTGGAAGTAATTCCATATAACAATCGTATTCATCCTACAAAAAATGAAGTTTGTGCAATTTACCTTAGACCGTTATTAGCTACTAAAGGATTTATTATCCCCGTATCACATGGGGAAACATTGTCTATTGATTTAAACAACGTAAAACACGTATTAGACAAATATGATAAACTATATGTGCGCGATAAAAAGGAATTCTTACATTATTTTCCATTAAAAACTCTCTATGACATAACATTAAATTTTCATACGTATATACGCGAATATACCCAAACCCATTCTTACTTTTATAATAAAATGGGTGATAAAGAAGATATAAATAAAATAATACCAATAGTTAAACACTATGAGTATTGTGAAAAATTGTATAATGATTTAAAAGATAAAATATATGAGCCAATCAATGAATTCAACAACACAAAAACTACAGTGGTATTCAACGCCTTGGAGCGAAGTGGAATACGAGTTGATAGAGAAAAATTCGAATCGTACTTTCACCCTATCAATGGAGAATTCACCTACACGCAATACAACTTTAAAACACTTACAGGAAGACCAAGTAATAAATTTAGAGGAGTAAATTATGCCGCACTTAACAAAGACAACGGATCAAGAGAGTGTTTTATCCCTCGTAATAATACTTTTATTGAGTTCGATATTGGTGCTTACCATCCTACTCTTTTATCTAAGTTGGTTGGCTATGACTTTGGTGATCAAGATGTTCATATGGCCTTTGCGGAAATGTATGGAGTTGATTATCAAAAAGCAAAAGAATTAACATTCAAACAACTATACGGAGGAGTTTTTGATCAATATAAAGATCTGGAATTTTTTAAAAAAGTTCAAGTATATACTGATGAGTTGTGGGAAGCTTATCAAGAAAATGGTTGGATTGAATGTCCTATTTCGGGTTATCAATTTATAGAAGATAATTTAGAGGATATGAAACCCCAAAAATTATTAAATTATTTACTACAAAACTTGGAGACATCATACAACGTTTGTATATTATGGGACATACTAAAGTTGTTAAAAAATAGGCGAACAAAGTTAGTACTTTACACCTATGATAGTTTTCTTTTTGATTTTAGTAAAGAAGATAAAGAGATATTAACTGAAATAGAAAATATCTTTAAAAATAACAACTTACAAGTAAAAATTAATTATGGAGACACTTACAATTTCAAATAAATCTTACAATATGTATACTGTAGACGACTTTCAGGAGTTGAATAACTTAAACTTTGTAGATTTGAATAATAAACTATTTTGTACGTTCACAACACTTGAAGGATTGGAATCGTTATTAGATCGTATTACTAATAATTATTCTATTCTTTATAAAAAAGTGTTCGTATTACATATAAAAAGCAATGATGAGTATGTTTGTACTTACAATATAGAACAAGGTAACACTGAGGGTCTACCTTCTAATACTATAATGGTTCATAGAAAAAAAGACACCAATACTCTATATACAATTAATGCTTTAAATGAATTAATTAAAAGATTAAATGGGGGTGTAGTTGATACTAAATTCCCAATTGATTGGCAACATTATAGGAATACAATTCTCCTAACTCAACATGATGAGTTAAAGCAATTGAAAACAAAAATATTTAAGATTATTGAACTTTAGTTTGGTATATTAAATATAGGTTTGTATATTAAAACAGTTATTAAAATTAAAAGTTATAAACATGGATTTAAACGCAATCAAAAAGCGCCTTAATGAATTTCAAAAACAAGCTCAAAATTCTTCAGGCGGTCAGCAAAAACAATTATTTTGGAAACCATCAATAGGTAAACAAGTCGTAAGAGTTGTACCTAATAAATTTAATAAAGAGTTTCCGTTTACAGAAATGAAATTTTACTATGGAATTGGTAGTAAAAGAGTAATGGCTTCACCATCTAATTGGGGTGAAAAAGATCCTATTATGGAGTTTGCTAAACAATTACGTCAAACTAATGATAGAGAAAATTGGAGGTTAGCTAAAAAATTAGACCCAAAAACAAGAATTTTTGCTCCTGTAGTAGTTAGAGGACAAGAAGACGAGGGTGTTAAATTATGGCAATTTGGTAAAGAAGTATACCAAGACTTTCTAAATATGGCTGCTGATGATGAAATTGGTGATTACACTGATATTGTTGGAGGTAGAGATATTAAATTGAATACTGTAGGACCAGAATCAACAGGTACTCCTTATAATAGAACAAATGTAGGACCTTCATTAAAAACATCTCCATTATCAGATGATGAAAAACAAGTACAAAGGTTTTTGGATGAACAAGCAGATCCTATGAAGGTATTTAAAGCACTTTCTTATGATGAAATGAAAGCATCACTTCAAGAATGGTTAGCTCCTGAAGGTGAAGAAAAAGAAGGTGATATTATATCAGAACCTGCTGTTGCATTTGACAATGATGAAAAGAAATCAAATTATTCTTTAAATACTAAAGAAACTAAGTCAAAAGGACAACAATTTGATGATCTATTTAACGACGAAAAAGACGATTTACCGTTTTAATTAATATTGTATGGCAAGAAAGAAAAAATCACTATCGGAGGCAGTCTCCTCAGAAATTAAAGCAAATTTTAATTTAGAAAGTTTTAAGAATAAAAAAGGTTTAACTTCTAAAGCTAAATTTAAAGAACAAGAATGGATTCCACTTTCTGATGCTTATCAAGAAATAACATCAGTTCCTGGAATTCCAATGGGGCATATTGTTTTACTTAGAGGTCATTCAGACACAGGTAAAACAACTGCTCTACTTGAAGCTGCTGTGTCTGCTCAAAAACGTAAAGTACTTCCAGTATTCATTATCACAGAGATGAAATGGAATTGGGAGCATGCTATACAAATGGGATTAGAAGTAAATGAAGTTGTAGATGAAGAAACAGGTGAAATTT